CGTTATTATTATTTGTAGCTGTAAATATAGGGTTATTGCTAGCATCTGTAGCTATTTTACTATACTCTAAAGCCACACCAGCCGCATCTTCAGGCCAAAAGTTACCATTAGAGTTACATTTAGCTAAACCAGCAAACTCTATTTCTGTGCCCGGACTTGGAAATGTACCGCCGGTTATTGTTATTCTCCAATAATTTGTACCACCACCATCATCAACAGCTGATACTATAGGGTTGTTACCATTAGCGTTTACAGCCGTACAACCTAGTAATTGAGTTGCGTCACCTTGAAAATCTGCTTTTAAAAATCTTGCGCCAGTGTTACTACTAAATCTATCCACAACATCACCTAAGCCTTGTAACCCAGGATATAAATTAAATGGTATAGTATCACCAGCTTGGTTTGTAAATTCTGTACCACCTGATATAGCCTCGTATGATCTAAAAAAACCTTCAGTTAAGAAAAAGTTATAGTTATCTAGACCAGAAGCTATACTAGTATTGTTTTCTACAACATAATTTAAATCTTGCACTAGGCCACATGATGTTGTTTCATAGTATATATCTAACCTAGAAACTGTTGGTTCTGTTTCATATACAGCTAATTGAGGTGTCATTTGCTCTGTCTGCTCACCAATTTTTTGCGTAACAGTTAATCTACCTATCAACGGTTGTGTATCTATTTGATATAGATTTGTTTGACCACCTTGTAAACCAGTAGTAGTATTAGCTTCTGAAAGATCTTCAAATATCATATTTGAATCAGCTGTAGTACTAATATTATTTACCGTATCTGATTGTCTACCTGGATAAAACTGTTGATTAGCTTGACCTGGATCTGGCGGTTGTTGAGGTGGTGTTCCACCTTGTACTTGTTTTAAACCTTTGTTTTCAACTCTACCAAACAACCTAACAGAGCTTCTAAACTGTCTTTGCTCTGGCCCAACTTCACTTAAATCTCTAGGCACTTTGTTTATATTATCATTAAGCAAAACTATATTAGCGGTATACCCCTCTTCATTTGTAGGAAATGGTGGAGGTGGATCTTGAGCTGGTGTTGCCTGACCTGGATAACCGTCTAGTATACCAGGTAAATATACATTATAATAATCTTGCTCGTTTTGTTTTACTACTATTTTGTAGGAATACCAACCTAATGGATTGTAGTCTTCACTTGATATATCACCGTTATACACACCAGGATAAAAATTAACATCGTCCATGTTAGGATCTACTGGTATAACATTGTTTACAGATACTTTTAATGAATCACCTGGCCACTCAGAAGCTACTGGATCGTTTTGAGGTGGAAAAGGATTTCTATAAGGAGTGTAAACAGTAGATAAACCACTAGCAGAATCTGTACCATCATTAGATAATATAACTGTTGATGATCTACCATATCTATCTGATAAAACAAAACCAACTTGATAATTTCTATTTTGCTTTAACGAGTGATTAGGATATTCAATAATACTAGTTGTATATTGAACAGGTGTTTGATTAGGTGTTGTTTGATCATCAATACTAAAAGCTGATTTTTCACTTACATTTACGTTATAATCAATAGACTCAGGTGGTGAGTGTTGCGTTTGAAAGTTACTATATACGATTCTATTACTAATAACTTCTTGACCAAAAGCTTTTACAGGTATTTTATCATAAACTCTAATTATTTCATTACCCGGTAAAGTTTGAAATGGTTTAGTAGAATCATAAGAATATTCAAATACACTATCAGCACCAGCACTAGCTGCTACATTAGCGCCTGGAATAGTATCTACAACTTGTATAGCTTGCGCATCAGATTCTTTGTATAATATTTGTAAGTTTTTTATTTTAAAATTAGTAAGTAAATCTTGACCAGCTACAGGTAGTGGCACTTTTAATACTATTTGATTTACTTTATTTTGCATAAAATCAACAACAGTACTTCTATAAGCTTGCTCTTGGTCTTCATTTATACTTTCACCACTTAAATTTTTTTGATCTAAAAAATAACCGTCTTGTTGCGGTATAAAACACTCTTGTGTGTAAGGTGCCATTAAAGAGTAAGTGTTATCTTCAAATTGAAACCTATAACTAAATCTAGCAAATATATCGGTTAAATAATCTGGATCACCTTGAAAACTTTCGTTGTAATAAGGGTTTGGATTAAACTTGTATTGAACACCTTGTGAATAAGTATTACTAGTATTAGTTGTAAATGTATATGGACCAGGCGTGGGATTAGGTGGTGCTATGTTTATAATAGTTGTATTAGGTGCTAATGGATTTGTTATAGTTCCTTCTAACTGCATACCTAATTGTGGTGTACCCTGTATATCAGCTTCATTACATGTAAACGTGTTACCAGTACTTGTTTGGTTTGGTGGCAATACACCACCACCACCGGGGTAAAACTCACTAATAACATCTTTCATAGTAGTTTCATAATTACCCGGAGACAATGTACTTTCTTGCCAAACATCAATTGCTTGATATGGATTATAAGCTGCAACGCTTACATGGTCTTCATTTGTATAATAAGACGACGGTTTAGATATATCTATTCTTCTAGGTTGATTTCTATTATCAGTAAAGAATAAAAGGTTTTCTAGTAGATTAACACCGTATATAGGATTACCTTCATAAAAATTTAAAAAAGCACCTTGCGCTCTAATTACGGGTGACGCCGGCGTTGCTGTTGTACCGTCTAATACATTATAGCTAATTATAAAGTTTTCTGCAGTTGGTTTGTATTCACCAAGTGGATTGTTCTCAACTAAATTATCAGTAAGAAAAACAAATATAGTATTTATATCCTCTGATCTTAAATAACCTACACAAACTAAACCACTAACTTCAGTAAAATTTTCAAAGTCTACTAACTCTGTATTACCCATTACATTTTCTAAAGCCCCAACATCAGAACTTTCTGATTTACTAACAGCTACGTTGACAGCGTCTCTGTACTCGCCAGTTGGTAGTAATCGATCGTCTAAGTCTTTATTCATCTTAGACTTGATGAAAGCATTTTTAACTTCAGCCATTTAATTCTAGTGTTTTATCCATTTAGATTTACCTCGCATAACCTGAGTAATCTCTTCTAATTTAATATTAGATAATCTTATTTTAGCATTTCTTAGCTTAGCGTATCTATCTTTTTTAAGTCTTTGTACTATGTACTCTGGTTGATTAGCTCTTGTTGATATAATAGAGTACAATATAGCAGCGTACATCGCGTCTTCTATCATCTTAGGTACTCTAGTATCTAAATCATATGCTAAGCCATCAGAGATGTATTCTAATATAATTAATTTATCTCTCAGATTAGCTGAAAAAGCTATCTTACCTTCTCTTTCATTTAAGTTAAACCAACCATTAGCGTTTGCATATTGAGGGTCCATACCGTATAACTCACCCCAACCAGAATATAAACCAAAGCCCCAGTCACCAAACTGCATTAAATAACCTAACCAGCTTTGATCTATTAAATCATTAAAATATGTATAAGCATTTGTTCTCCATCGCTCTTCTACTATAGATGTACCTGTTATATTCATGTCATAAACATCTTGCATTGGCACACCTTTGTCATCTTGCAAGGGCATTTTATATGGATTTTGTGTTAAGTTGTTTGTAGGATATATAGGATGTTTTACACCTTGATTATCATACCAACCTATGCTAACATAGTTAACGTAGTCTTGAGGTAATATAACACTTAAATTATGAGGTATAGTTAACTCTTGACTCTTTATACTTTTCAATGTGTCATAACTAAACTCTTGCATAGCTCGTTTAGCAAAGAATATTAAATCAGTACGCTTAACACTAGGTATTAATTTACCAGCACCTACATACGCTACTTGAAAAGCATTTATAATATCTTTTAATTTAGTATAAGCGTATGATCCATAGTTTTCTTCTACTACATTACCATAAGCTTTTTCTTGTACAGTGTTACCATATTTACCACCGTCTAATTTTTTTAATTGTACTACTATATATGTATTTAAAGGAAATACTGGAAAGTAATCAAATACAGTAATAGAACCACCACCTCCATAAAGAAGTGTGCCATAAATAGATTGATCCCAAGACGCGGTATATGTACCGTTGGAATTTAAAACAACACCTGTTAATATAGCAAACTCTACATCTCCAGCTGAACCAGCAGTCCATTGTACTTGAGAACCAGTAGCTTGTAATTTCATACCAACCTTTGGTATTATACCGTTAGCCGGAACAGTAAAAACAGCTTCATTACTACCAGGTGGAGATGCTGATGTAGCATTAGTACTACCCTCACCCATAAAGCTTATAGTATTACCTACAACTCTAAACTCATGTACGTTAGAATTTATTTCAGAATAACTACTAGGCAAACCATTTGCGCTAGAGTATATTTTAAAATTATTTAAGTTGTAGTTTAAGTTAGCTGGGTTATCACTTAAAAACTCTAAGTTAGTATCAAATGTAGTTGTAAAATCTGTTTGATCTAAAACAGTCTGATAGCCTTGTGCGCCCTCGTAATATTGTCTGTTGTTTTCTGTTACTAATGCCATTTAATTAACTTTTTGCGTTTGCTTCGTCTTGCATAATTTGCTGTGTAGCAACTTGTACTATCTGAGGATCTTTTACTATTACACCAGAATAAGCTAACACTCTTAATATTATATTTGTTTGTTCTGATGGGTGTAGTTCAAATTGTATAGAACCAGTAGGTGGGGTATTAGCTGGATCATATTCTGAAGGGTCATATACATACTGACCTCTATTACCCACTGTAAAACCCCATAAAGGATTTATAGGTTTTCTTATAAAATCTATATTTATACCACTTGTTATAGAAGAAGGTGATACAAATAATTTTTCAGACTCATATAGATATATTGGAAACTCTGATGTAGCTTTCATCAATGGGTTGTTTTCTGAATTATAATAATCAGTTCTATTAACTTTTTCTAATTCACATATTTTACCAAATGAATTAGTATAAGTTACAACTCCAAGTCTATAAAATTCTACTGGGTTACCAAGTGTATCTGTTATTGTTTGAGGTATAGTGAAGAAATTTGTGTTGTAGCTTAATGGTGCTGATACTTTAAATATAGCTATTTTTTCATCTATATTAAATTGTCTATCAGCGTATTCTACATCCGCTTGAGGTACACGTAATTGTTGATTTAAATCCTCAAAGTATTGCTCAAATATTTGAAGTTGCACTTGAGCTGCCACACTATTGAATTCTTGTGGCGTCATGTATCCACGTTGTTCTTTATTTAATATTAACAACACGGTTTGATATACAGTGTTTACGTTTACCATTCTTTATTTTTAAATTAATATAAAGGCGGCCGTAACCGCCTTATATTAAGATTACATGTTATTTAAACTTTTTCTCTATTGACTTATATATTTCAACACCTTCATCGGTTTTGAAAAACGCAGCCATAGCAGAATATGGATTTTCATCAAATGGTATAGTCATTAATTTTTTACCATTGCTAGCCCATGTGAAAGTTCTTTGATCCTGAGATAACTTTATAATTTTAGCTTCTGTAGCTTTAATCGCAAAGTTTCTTAACTGTATGTTTTCGTCATTTAATAACTCTAACAATAGTTGTGGATTTTTCTTAGCAAAAAGTATTAAATCTCTTCTAACTTCTTTTGATGTTAGTTTAGATACTTTACTTCCTACTTCAACTCTTAATATAGCTTCAGCCATATCAATATCCATTTGACTAGCAGCATTCAATGCTTCTATTTCCATCTGCCAATAATCTAATTCATCTGCAGCATCTTGTACCGCGTTTACTTCCTCATACTTTTTACCTTTTAACGGGTGGTATAATGAAAGTAACTTTTGTAAAGCTTGGTGTTTTTTGCCAACTGTTAATGTCCCATCTTTAAACATAATGTGGCCTAATGTTGCCTCGCCTTTTTGTTCGTCAACGAAAGGTGAACTCATGTTAGTTGCATATCGCAACTCTCTTTGACCACCTGTTTCTTCATCAAACCACGTTAACGGATAACGTCTTCCATGTCTTGATGGTATAGTTAAAGTTAAAGGTTGTCTATTACCTTTAACATAGTATGTTCTGTCTTTAATCTCCCAACCTTTTTCTAGGTATGAAGATAATTTTTTTTCTTTTGCCATGATATAATATAATATAAAAGTTAATAAAGGCTTAGGGCGCCGAAGCGCCCGTTACCTTTAAAATAATTAAGCTCCTTGGAATAATACAAAGTTGTTAGCAGCTTGCACACATAAACATCTTTCAGAAAGGAAGTTTACTTCCATTGCATCAAGATCAGATGTGAACGCTCCACCAACAGAACCTGTTAACCAAGATTTCATTCGTCTGTCGTCAGCTTGTGATGCTCTATATCTCACGTGTAGGAATGGTCGTCTAATGTTTGTACCAAGAATTTGGTCATAAACAGTTGAAGTACCAGCAGGTACTAACACACCGTCTATTGCACTAACACCATATCCAACAACTGGAGCAGTTTCAATAGCACCCCTTGTAGAAGCGTCATTCAAATATTTCCAGTCTGTTTTATAGAAATCATAAGATCCTCGTCTAAATCCTGAGAATCCTAAGTTAAGCGCCATTTGCTCAGAGTTTTCAAATAAACCGTAAGCAGTACCACCTTCAGCTCCTGAAGAAATACCAGCAAGCATATCGTCAAAAGATAATGCAGTTTCTCTGTTTAAGAAAAGCATGTTCTCTTCAATTGCTCCCTGAGTATCTAAGTTTCTAAGAATAGAATCAAAAGCTTCAAGTTGTGTAATACCACCAGCTCCATTGAATCCAACGTTTACGTTACCTCTATCTTCGATAGCTGCAAATAAACCTTGTGTTCCTTTGAAGTCTGCGCCAAGTGCACCTGAACCAGCAGCGGCTAATTCACCTTCAACAACTGACATTTCTAGGTAATCTTCAAATCTAAGTCTTGTTTCAGACTCAGCTTTTAAGTACCATAGGTAACCAGAAGTACCATCTTCAGTAGCAACTTCTACCCAACCGATCTGAGCTGTGTCAGAACCAGATACAACATATTTGTTTCTGATAATGATTGGTGAGTTAGAAAACTGAGTGAATGATGGTGTAATACTTTGGTAACCATTAACAGGACCAGCAGCAGCCGTGTTATTTGCAATTGAAGATCCTTTAGCATATTCAGAACCGTAAACAAATATTTTTACGTTTGTGTCAGCTAAAGCAGCTAAATTTGCAGCTGTAAATGGTTGCACTGTTAATGCACCTGTTGCAGTGTCACTTGCAGTTACAACACCTTTTAACTCTACACCTGCAGCGTCTAACATAACAATAGTTTGGTTAGGTGAAATTACGTTTGCAACGTAATCTTTAGGATCAGCTGGTGCTAAGTTTACAGGAATTGTAATTGTGTTTACTCCGTCGTTGTCACAACCTTCGTAAGAGATATGTAATCTATTTTGTTCAGACCAGATTACTTGGTCAGAGGTCATAGGCATCTCTGCACCTACCATTCTTAAGAATCCGGATAACGTTCTGTTTCCATATCTCTCTACTTCTTGTTCATAGATTTCAGGTAGATATTGTTGAGCAAAAGTATCAGAATCACCAGGATTTGCACCTCCGTTGAAGGACAAATAGTTAGTGTCTAAAATTTGCTGTTTTTGAGATGGTACTATTGACCCAAATAAAGGGCTAATATTCTGTGCCATAATAATTAATTTTTAAGTGTTACTTTTTTAATTTTCAATTTTGAAGAATCAATACCACTTAATGCTTTTACTTTTATTCCATTAACAAACACATCACCGCTAGCTGTTGGGCGAGCTTCTTGTGTAATGTTTTTAGATTTAGCCATCATTTCTTTTATAGCATCGGCTTTACCTTGCTCATAAAAATGATTAGCCAACGTATCAGCATTGTCCGCAGCGTATATAGCTTTGTGATAACCAGCAATATCTACCACGTTTCCATCACTATCGAGAAACTTCTTGATTGTGTTAGAAACATCTGACTGACGATCTGCAACAGCATTTACATTTTTAACACCATACCTAAATTTTTTTTCACCAACGCTAAAATCAAAACCTTTGAATTTACCAGTGAACCAGTCTTGGGTTTGTTGTTTAAAATTATTATGTTGTTGTTGGACTACATCTTGTTCTTCGTTGTAGCGGTTGAAAAAGTCCATAGCTTTTTGTTGCTCTTGAGTAACGCCCGGTCTCAACTTGATCTCGTCGTAATATTTACTCTTTGCATTTTCTAAAAAGTTTTGAGCTTTTGCAACTTCTTCTTTAAACGCAATTTTCTTTTTGCGTATTTCTTTTGGTTCATCTACTTCCTCGTCGAAATCAAAGTCCTCTAATAAAAGACTTACATCTTCGTGGTCTAGATGAGGTTTAGTTTGTTTATAATATTCTCTAATCAACTGTGTGCTATCTATGTTAGAATAATCAGCATTTAATCTGACATAATCCTCTATATTACCACCAGTTTCTTCCATAAACAAAACTAGCTTTTCAATATTTTCAGGAAGAGGTTTACCTGTTACTTCAGCATCTCTTACAGCTTCTTTAACTTCTTGCTGTACTTGTTTAGCTTCTTCTTGTATTTCCTCTTCGGTTATTTCTTGGATCGGAAGCTCAGCATCCGAGCTGGGCTCTTGTACTTGTTCTTCCACTTCAGATATATTTCCGGTTTGTTTATCTTCAACCAGTTCATCTGTTTTAGGCTCTGAAACGGCATTGTCTTCGTTTTTAATTTCAACTTTAGTTACATCAGGTACAATTTCACCTGTTGCCTCTGGTTTACTTAAATCAACCTTTACTGGCTCGTCAACTTTACCTAATTGTTTTGGTTTGGTTTTTTTAGCTTTACCTTGTAAACTAAATTCACCTTCTTGTTTTACTTCTTCTGACATAATATAATATAATAGTTAATAAATAATTTATTTAGGCTCAAACTGCTCTAAGCCAAAGCCATCTAAGTTATCAAACCCAGCTGACTCAAAATTTGTAGGCAGTGTATCATTTTTTCTTTGATCAATCAATTGTGATTGTTGAGTACCCTGCATTTTTAATCTTTTGTCTTTTCTGTCTTCTATTTCAGATTCTTTATTTTTTTCAGCCATTTGTCTAGCTTGAGCTAATTGTATATTGTAATTAAACTCTTCAGCCATTAATAACTTTTTAATCTCAGACTCAGTTTGCATACGCTGTATTTCAAATTGAGACTTAGCTTGTTCTATTTGAACTTTAGATTCAGTTAAAGCTTGTTGCTTTTGCATTTCTGCTAACGCGGCTTTTTCAGCTGTTTCTGCATTAGCTTGAGCTTGAGCTTGTATATTTTGTAATTGAGCTTGTTGATCTCGTTTACGTTTTTGATTTTGACTAAGTTTTAATTTAGCGTTAGCTAACTTAAGATTTTTTATTTGTCTTAAATCAATAGCGTCTGATAAATCAATAGTTTGCTGTTGTAAAGCCATTTGTATATTTTGCTCTAACATAGCTTTTTCTTCATCGTCAGGTTCTAGTTCTAAATATATACCAAACTCCATTAATTGTTTTTCCATCAACTCACCTAACGTAGCTGTGTTAAACATGGATATTGAATCAACTAAAGCTTGTCTTGTTAATGGAAAAGCTAAAGCATCAGCTGCTCTTAATGCTATATTTTCACAGTTACGAAGTGTTAAATATAATTGAGCTTGCATTATATGTCTTGTAGCCGTGTTGCTATTTGCAGCTGCTATTTTTTGTAAACCTACCAATGAGTTTGAATCAGGTACGCTACCATCTCTAGCTTCATTTAAGCCGGTTACATCTCTTATCATTTGTAAGTAATATTGATAAGTCTGTATCAAGCTTGCTATTTTAGCATTACCACTACTTGTTTGTAGTTCTTGAATAGGTACTTTACCTCTGTTAGGGTCACCTTCTTGTGTTAAACTTCTACCAACAATACTACCAGTTTGGAAGTACATGTTCAAAGCTTCTTGTGGATTATAATTAGTACCGTTACCTAAATCCACTTCAGCTAAACCGTCAACATCAACAAACACACCATCAGGTACCATACGTGATAAAACTTGTTGAAGCTTTAAATGTGTAATTTGTATCATGTCAGCAAAAGCTGTAATACGACTTACTGTAGATTCTATTCTACCTTTATACATACGTGGAGCAACTATGTTGTAGTTCATATTAACTTTAGCTATGTTACTCATAGGTCTAGTCATATTCTTTGCTAACTCCCATCTTAACATTTTATCAAAGCCTAATATCTTAGCTCCAGAATATAAAACTTCTATTGATCTTGAAGCTCTTTCAAACTTGTCATTTTTAGGTGGATCAAAAGTATCTGGTTTTTCTAATGCTTTTTCTAAACCATTTTCAGATCTTTTAATTTTAAACACCTGATCTTGATATGTTTTATATTCAAAGTAAATTACATTTACAGTATTGTAATTATCTTGTTGTCCATAGTAACTACTTCTGTAGTTATTATTACCTGGATATTTTTCTATTTCCTTTAAATCTTCTTCTGTTAAATAAGAAAATTCTTTTTTAAGTTCTTCTAAACTTATTTGCTTAACTTCACCAACATAATATATGTCTTCAAAGTTAGGATCTTCCGTGTAAGAATATACTAAATTAGCTGGGTCTACATATTCAACTTGTATACCATTAGCTAAATTAAAACTAGTTTTACTACAAGCTATACCTAGTATAACTAAATCATTTACTAATCTACGTTTAGTTAATTCATATTTATTTCTTTGCAGTACGTTTTCTATTAACTCCTCTTCAGCTATTTCTACAGCTTGCTTATAACTAAGCTGCATATGTAATTCAATTTCTTCTTGTGACTCAGGTAATGAATCGGGATCAGTTACTGTATAAAAATCTAATCCTGTTTTTTCTTTTGTTTCATTTAATAAGTCTTTACCATACATATCACGCATTAACCCTGCCGCGTAGTTTGTTCTTTGTTTAACTGAGTCTGGATCTTGAGCAAAAGCTTTTATATCATAAACCCTAGAAGACATACCGTTAACTAGTATATCTACAAACTTAGGTATAATTGGTACTGGTTTCCAGTCTAAATTAAGATAAGACAAATCACCATTGATAGATAACTCGTCTTTATATTTTTGTACAGGTTGTTCTGCTCTAGCATATAACCTTAATCTATTAAAATTCTGCCAGTTATTACCAAACCTACCACCTGCGCCAATACCTCTGTCACCAGCCCACCATTCGCCTTCAATAGCTCTAGCAACTGCTAACCCATATTCCATTGTGCTTTTCTCTTCATCTGGTACTACCTGACTAGGGAAAGAACTATTTGGATTTGTGTATATATTCATCTACTTAATTATTTTTGAAATATATCCTTTGTTGTCATATTTTTTAAAACCTAAAGGACTTGATTTTATTAATTGTTGTGCTACTGGTCTATATCTATGTTTGTTGCAAGCCATTAATGCTAAACCAGAGCTAATAGAAGCGTCATGTTTTGTTCTATTGTTTATATTAAATCTAGCCCAATCATTTAATGTTCTTTGAAAATACATATCACCATAACCATTTTCTAATAAACCAACGTATGATTCTATGTATGTTTCTATAGCGGCAGCGTGTGCCTGCTTCATATCTTCACTTGAGTTAGGTATACCACCTATTTCTCTTTCTGTAATTGATAACTTTAATTTATCAGGTCTGTTCATAGAGTAACCTCTATACCCGCGTCTTTTAAAATGATACAATAATCTAGGTTTGTTATTTTCTGCTAGTATTGGCATGCCATAAAAAACACAAGCCATTAACACGTCTTCAAAAAACATTTCAGCTGTTTGTGGTCTAGCTATATATTCTAAAAAGAAATGATTAGCAGGCGCGTCTTCCATACTAAACTTAGTTAAGCCATGAAGAGCACCGTTAGATCCTCTTCTATCAACTGTTCCTGATATATCGTAACTATCACAACCAAACGCACCTATGTGTTCGTTGCCTGGATATTTTAAACCTCTTTTTAAAACTACATTGTTTTGTAGATGTAGAGGTGGTACCCAAGTAATTAAGAACCTACCGTCATTGTTTGGGTAAAAAATAACTTTAGTATCCTTTTGCCCGTTTTCCCAAGCAAAAGAACCTTTTGTTAAAGCGTTAGAGTTTTTTAAATCTTCGTTATAATCTACCTGTTGATATATCTTAGTTAGATTAAATAAAGATGATTTAGCTTCATCTCTAAAAGCATGTTGCTCTGTTCTTGGAAACTGTCTATAAAATTCATTTAAAGCTTCTTGATCACCTTTTAAACCATCAACTTCGTTTTGCCAGTAATCTATTACACCTAATGAAATTTCCGCGCCA